CTGACCAACTCCAAGCCGAATACGACGCGAAACTAGCCGAACTAGACAGACTCATCGCGGAGAATAACGCGAAGCTCGCGGCAAATCACCTCGCCATGCAAGCCGCCATTGCCGACGCGCAATCCGCCATTGCCACAGCTATTGAAAAACTGAGCAAATGAAACGCTTTCCTCTTTCCTCAATCCCAAACGTCGCGGGATTCCGCTTCATCGGCATCACGAAGGATGACAGGCGCATTGTCTGCTATGTCGCAACAAATGAAAGCTGCCAGCACGAAGCACGCGACGAATCAGACGGCAGTAATTGCTTTCATCGTCTCGCATATTGGGAGATAATCACGGGCTGATATGGCAAAGAATACACAAAACGACGGCACAGGCGCGCCAGCGGCGTTAAAGCGACTAGAGACGGAAGAGTTGAAGTGCTACCAGTCGAAAGAGGCGCTAGAGGCGGCGCTTTCAGAACTTGCGGAGCCTTCGCTTAATGCAACAAGCGAACAGCGCGAATTATGGATTGCGCAAAAGACGCGAATCGAAAGCGATCTGCTTTTCAGTTTCAAAAGATGGGACGTGGCGAGGAAGGCGCTGATGGAATACGATAAGTCCGTTGCGCCAGAAAAACGCGAGGGCGAAAAGATACTTGTGAGCGAGTGCAAGGAGATTTTCGCGCAGTATCAACTCAGCATAGACCTCGCCATTGAGCAGACCATAATCGCAGACGCGCAATCCGCCGCACTGTGCGACTCTCCTGAGGCTTTTCACATCGCCCATGCTGGAAACTACCGCGCAGCAAAGGAAGGCGCGATTACGGCGGCGAAGAATGACGGTGTTTTGCCCTCATGGATACTCTAGCCTTCGCCCGCAAGCATATTGTCTTTAACAAGTCGTCGCCTATCACGGGGCCGTTTCGTGATGAGTTCTACCCGTTTCTTAGAAAGCCTCTAATGGCGGCGGATGACATCACTTGCAAGCGGCTTGTGATTTACAAGGCGTCTTCGTGCATGGGGACGGTTACGGGGCAGATTATTAACACTAAGCGCATCGTGTGCGACGTTGGCGATCAAAAGATGGTATGTCAGAGCGATGACGATGCCGCGCTTTGGGCAAAGACGCGTGGCAAAGAATGGGTGCGGGCGAATAAGGACGCGATGCGGCTTGTGTCTCGTGACAAATACGCAATCACAAATGACTTGATGATTTTTCGCCACAAATTTCTCGAAATCTCAGGGCCGGGAATTACCTCGGCGCAGTCAGTGCAAGTGCGTTATCTGCAAACGGACGAATCGCACTTGGAGGCGTTTCCAGATGGGCGACTAATCGAGTTTGAAAAGCGAATGGGCGGAAGATGGGACAGACAAGGAACGCACATTACCACCGCGCCCGACGAAGGCCGCGAAGTTGACACATTCTTTCTAGCAGGCCAACAAGACGAGTGGCATTTCCGCTGCCCGAAATGCGCGGAACTATTTTGGCCGCTTTGGGCGGAAGATGCAAAAGAGAAATACGGCGCGGAGGTGTTCGTGATTAACGGCGACTCGATTTCTTGCGTTTGCCCGCATTGTCACGAATCATTTCAAGACACCGCACGCGAACGCTACGCGCTCGTGAAAGATGGCGACTATGTTTCGCAGAATCCGACATCATCGCCGGAAACTCGTTCGTTTCGGTGGGCGGTTTGGGCTGCTCATTGGATTTCATGGCGCGAAATGCTGATTGAGTCAGCCGCGGCAATGGAGGCGGCGAAGCTCGGCAACTTGAAACCGTTAGAAGATTTTCACAAGAAGCGCCTTTGCAAATCTTGGAAGCCTTTTCTTCCCGATTTTGGCGGCGGCAAAGGCGTCAACGATTACAAGCTGGGCGACGCATGGGAAAGCGCGGAGGAAAAGATAAGAATACTCAGCGCGGATTTCCAAGCTGGCAGCGGAGATGAAGGCGCGCATCTTCACGCGCTTTGCGTGGAATATGACCGCCTTGGAAACTCTCGCCGCATTGAATACAGGCGCTTAGATACTTTCGAGCAGCTTCATCAAATGGCGCTCACTTTGGGCGTTCGTGAAGCTAAGGTTGACGGCAAACTTACGGGAAAAGGAACGTGCGTTATCGTGGACTCAGGCCATGAGAATAGGCTGGTTTTCCGTGAGTGCTCAAAATATGGCTGGTATGCCTATCGTGGAAGCGACCTAGAGCAATTCCACGTTGCGACGATTGACGGCAAGCAAGTCTCGCATCCTATGCCTTACTCAGTGCCAAAGCCGGAAAGCGGCATCGTTGGAGAGAAGCAGCCGGATAGACTGCGCGGAGTTGCCAAGGGCGCATTACCCGCAGGCTGGGCGTATTGCATCGTCGGCGACAATAACACGCTTTACGGCTATTTGTCGGCGCTTGTAGGAGGCTCTAGCGGGCGTTACTTCGGCATTGCGTCCGATATGCCGGAGATTTACGTCGCCAATATGCCCGCGTTTATCCCGCTTGTGGAGACGGACAAAAAGACGAACAAGGCAAAGGCAACGGTGTGGAAGCGCGTTCGCAGGGATCATTTTTGGGATTGCGAGGTAATGGCGTTGACTCTCGCAATGAAGCACGGACATTTTCCGCTAGCTATAACCAAAACACAGGAGACAAAATGAACACATATAAATCAACACAAAAAGACGACTGGTTATCCACCTCAGCGAATGAGGTTTTTAAGAGCGAAGTATTTACAGATGAAAGCCCGATTGATGACGATAATCGTTTAGACTACGCGGATTTTCAAAAACGCTCTGAAATTGTAACGAAAACTATGGCCTTCAAGTTAGGATTGCAGCACGGGCCGGGATTTGTTGAAGTAGAGACTTGGAGATGCGAAGCTACGCGCGCAAACATGATTAGAGTGAAGCTGACTGTTTTCACTTTCCGCTAGCTATTTCGCGGCAGTCGGTGTAAAAGCCAACTCAGTGACGGACAACAGTATTGTTTCGGCCTATTGGTGTGGGCTGGTTATCTCATACGCTGGGGCGGTAAAAACGTAAAAGCGCGCCCGCCGTCGCCTAACTTTGCGCTTGCTAGTTGTTAGGTGTCTCTGCTATATGTCCGCGAAATGCCTAGCCCGCGCAGACTTTTTCGCAACTTTACTACCGCCCAAATACAGCAGTTGCTCGCTAGCGGGTTTGATCGCGCCCTTTACGGCACATTCACAAGCCTTAGCGGAGGCGCAAAATCCAGCGGGATTCAAAACATGGACTTGAGTGAATTACTCATGGAAGCAAACTATGAGCTAGGCATCCGTGGCGGCACACTTGGGCCGTCTAAAACATATCAAGACTTCACGGGTAATCGCCCGCCAATTACCGTCAATGACTAAGCCCGCACTCTCTCAACGAATCAAAGCAGGCATCCAAGGCATCGCGCTCGGCGTTGCTAAGTTTGCAGGCTACAATGCGGCGATGCCGAATAAGGCGCAAGCGCCAGCAACGCGCACGGGCACTAATCCAAACTCCAGCTACGCGCAACAGCAGCGCGTGCGGTTGTCTTTTGAGGGTGAGAACGCGATTAAAAACACTAGCTTTGCGCGCAACTACATTAACAAACGCCGGATGTATTGCAGCAGCGGAATCACATACGCGCCCGATACTGGCGACCACGCGCTAGATGAAGCGGTGAGCGCGTATTGCATGGAACAATGGAAGCACATGGGCGTTGGATGCTCCATGCAACAGGCGTTTGCCCGTGCGAGCGATGTGAACTTACCGGAACGCGGAGACTCGGCGCTGCAATGGTATCGTGACGAGGGGCGCTTGCGCTTGTTGGAAGTCACGGCGGATCGCATTGGCGAGCTTTATCAGTTCACTCGACCCGTGCGCGATGTTCGCAGCGGCGAAGTCTATTTTTCCGGCTTGTATTTGCAGGGGCCGAATACCGCCGCCTATCGCATTTACGAGCGCGGCTTTGACGCGATTTACACAAACCCGCAGCGCGTGGAAGCGTGCGACATTATATTTTTCAAGGACGACATCACGGGCGGCGTTCGCGGCGTTTCAATCTTCGCCTCGGCGCTGGAAGATGTGAACTCGCGCTATCAGATTTTGAAGAGCACGAAAGACACGATGCAGCAGCAGTCGAAGATTGCGGCTATCGCGTCAAATAATAGCGGGCAACCAAACGAACTCGACTACGAGACGCAAGTGAGCAGCCAGGGCGCGGTTGAATACGTGGAGACGATGGCAGACGGAGCTATCGTGAAATACCAGTTCAACGGCGACAACTATCAAGTGTTGAAAGGCGAGCATCCAAGCGATTCGTTCATTAACGGGATGCGCTACTTGGACGCATCGGCTTCGCTTGCAGTTGGCTTTCCTTACGAGTTTTTATTCAGCGGAGCACAAAGCGGCGGCGCTCCTTTCCGTGGCGCATTTGAGGCGGCAGGGCGCGAGATTATGCGGCTCCGAAATGACGTTCACCGCCCTCGATTGGACGTTATCAGCTACGTGACAATCATGGACGGCGTGGAGCGAAAGAAGCTCCCGCCCATGCCAAACATTGCGCGTGGTTGCTGGGGCTTTACTACGCTGCCCACGGCAGACGCCTTCCGCGACGATGCTTCGGACATCAAGGCGATTCGCAGCGGCATCACGACGAAAAGCGCCGTCATCATGGCGAACAGCGGGCGCAGCTTTCCCGTGGTTCTGCGCGAGTCCATGCAGGAAGCGGTGGCAACAGCGATGGCAGTGGAAGATGCAAACCGCGCACTTGTTAAAGCTGGATACAAGCCAAGCGTGACCATTGCCGACATCGCGCAAGTGAGCGACAATCCGCAACAGGCGGCAGCGGCCGAAGGAATGACCCTTTCGCAAGAAACCTCAGTGCCGCTTCCAGATAATTCTCAAAAAGCACGCTTGTCGGAAATGATTTCTGAAGAATGTGAAGGCTGCGAGTATTGCGATGACTCGATTGCGAGAATGGAAGATGATTCTGAGAAACGATTTGAAAAAGTCGTGAAAGATCCAGAGACAGGAAGAGAGCGGACGGTGAGATACGGCCAAGCTGGCAAGGCGGCAGATGGCGGCGACCGAATCAGGCCGGGAACCGCCAAGGGTGATTCCTATTGCGCCCGCAGTGAGAAAATAAAAGGCGACTGGAGGTCAGACCCAAACTCTCCGAACAATCTATCTCGCAAAAAATGGAATTGTCGCGGGCCAAAATCATTAGCAAAACTCGCGTTTGACGAATCAAAGCATCCTCGCGCCGATGATGGGAAGTTTGGCAGCGGGGGCGGAAATAAAGCAGCAAATCCCGCAGAAGAGTTTAAGAAAAAGCACGGACGCGATCCGACATTCCAAGAGCTACACGGAGGAAAAGGCGGCTTGATTGAAAAACTCGAAAAGAAAGACGGCGGAAACAAGGCCGCAATCCGCGACGTTACGCCGGAAGGATTCGGGCCGACTGAAAGCAATTACAACGCAGGCGCAGACCCGGAGCGACTGCACGTTGATCCAGTTGAATTTAACAAGCTGAAATCCTCTATCAATGAAGCGCAAACGCTTTTGAAGGGCGATCTTTCGCCGGAAAAACAAGCACAAATTCACCGCAGCTTAGAGGCGACGAAAAAGAAGCTGGAAGACTTACAGAATCACGAACCCACAAGCCCAAGCCAGCCAGCCGCTAAGACCGGCGATGCAGCGCCAAAGAAAGAGGGCGCGCCAGCGCCTAAGCAAAGCAAGCTAGAACAATTAAAAGCCAAGCATGAGGCACTAAAAGCAAAGAACGCGAGCAACGCAAAGAATCTTGCCGATGCAAATGCGCGCGTTAAAGAATTACACGGGCAGCTTGTGGAGCAACTAAAGGTCGGAACAGGAACGGCAAATGACGACTTGAAAAAGACCGTCAATGAACTTGGCGCTAAGATTGCGGAAACGGAAACCCATACGGCGACTATTCAGCACGCACTAAAAAACGAGGATATAGCCGCAGATGAGAGCGGGCAAGATTCTCCAGAACATGAGGCGGCGCGCAAGCGAACAGAATACGTCTCGAAATGAGAGTATCACCACGACGCACGCCGATAGCACGCGCCCGCCTTTCCGCTGGATTGCAGCAGAAAGAAATGGCCGCGAAGATTGGCGTTTCTCAAAGCTATCTGCAAAAGGTAGAGCTTGGAGTCTTAAAGCCTAGCCTTCGTTTGCAGGAGATAGCAAAGGCGCTTTACCGCGTTAAAGCGCAATGCGTTTAGCTTCCCTCGCTTTGCCTAATCGGATTAGGTATAAGCGCGGAAATGGCAACAGCTTTAGCATCACTTAGGCACGCATCGTTTTCGCAAGATAGCATCAACGGCGATGTGCTTTTGGGCGTAAAGATTGCAGAACTAGGCAAGGTCGCGTGCTTCAGCGGGCCGGATGGAAAGCCGCGCTATGCGACAATCACGCCCGCATTTGTGGATGCGCTACTTTCTCATGCTGGCAGTCGTTCTATTCCCGTTCATTGGACGCACGATTACAAGCAGGGCAACGGCGATGCGCTGCACGCCAAGGTCGGCAAACTTAAAGACATTCGCAAAGACAGTGAAGGAAACCCCATCGCAGACCTTCACCTAGCGCCGGGCCAGTATAAGGAGACTGCTCTATGGAACGCAGAGCACGACCCTGAGAATATGATGCTGTCGCCCGTGTTTTCCTACGACCCATCCGACAAGGACAGCACGCCTCTCGATTTTCAAGCCGCCGATTTAGTCGAATGTGGCGCAGCGACTACGGCTCTTTTTTCCGCAGCACAAACACAAACACAAACACAAACCAAAATGACAGACGAAGATAAAATCGAAGTCGCTAAGATGATTGCAGACGCAATCGCCGCAGCGAATAAACCAGCGGACGCGCCCGTCGTGCCCGACACCGCCGAAATGGAAGCAACCGCAGGCGTCACCGATGCCGACAAAAAGCCAGAGGACGAAAAAGCGCCCGCGCTCATGGCCGCGTTCGCACGTTGCAACCGCGCAATCAAACGCCAACTCGAAACTGCCAAAGGTGAAGCCGTCGTGCTCGCAGAGGCTAAGTTCACCGCCGCTCTCGGCGCTGGGAAGTTCACGCTTCCAGCCGCGCCAGCCGCGAAGGACGAAGTCGAAGAGGCTATCGCCGCTCAAATCTCAGCAGGCGCTAAAGATCGCTCCACGGCAATCTTCCGCTTGGCTAAAGATAAACCCGAAATCTACAACTCTGCTCGCAAAGCAGGAAAGCTCTAATACCTAACTCATCATGGCTACTACAAACACAGCTACAACTAACATCAAAATCCAGAAGACGGTAACGGCAACCGCCGTTGCGATTTCTCGTGGTGCTCGTCTCCTGCTCAATACTAACGGTCTCGTTAGCGTTGCGGGACTTAGCATTTGCGGCGATTACGTCGCACTTCAAGACATTCCGGCTTCCGGCACGGGCCTCGCGGCTCCTATCGGTAGCGGCGGCAGCGTGCCAGTGCTCGCTTCCGCAAACTGCACCGTCGGCGCAGCGGCTTACTCCGCAGCATCCGGCAAAGCGTCCGCAACATCAACTAACGCCGTGCTAATCGGCAAATGGCTGCAAGCTCCTTCGACCGATACTCTCGGCGTGGTGGAACTCGGCTACGTTGCTTAATTACTAACTAAATAATACAATGCCAGCATATACTAACTCAACAGCCCGCCCTCGGCAGGAACTCGCATCCGTCATTCGTGAAGGGCGCGGGATTAACAAGCTCAACATTCATTCGCAGATTCTTCCGGCCCTCCCGGTGAACAAGCGCACGGTGCATTTGGTCAAAGCCAAAATCGCAAACGCGCAGCTTGCTCGAATCCTCGATGATTACTTCATCACCGCGCCCGGCGCAAACGTCGAGCGCATGACGGCAACTCTTAACGATGACTCGTTCACCGTTACGATCCGCAAGCGCGAGATTCAAGTGCCCGACGAAGTTGAAATGGATTACGCCGATTATCTCAGCGTGGAATCCCTCATGGCAGCGCAGGCCGCAGAAGCCGTGGAAATCACCACGGAGTATCTGACCGCCGCTGCGATCATGAATACGACCAACTTCGGCAGCGCAACAAACAGCGCCGTTGCTTACACGGAAGCCAACCTCGCCACGGTCAACTTCGTGCGCGATGTGTATGACTCGATTGAGCGCGTGCTGGATAAAGGCGAAGTCGCCGACACCATCGTGCTCAGCTCGCAGGTATATAAGCGCATCCGCCGCTCTACCTTGCTGACTAACTTCGTTGTTTCCCAACTCGGCAAAGGTTACGAAGTCAACCAGAGCAATCTGCAACTCGCGTTTGCCGACGCTGGCATCAAAAAGGTGCTCATCGGCAACAGCGTCTATAACAGCGCAAGCGACGGCGCAACGCCAGTTATGTCTCGCATTTGGGGCAATACTTACGTCTGGGTCGGCGCGGCTGGGGACAGCGCAAGCGCGCAGGAAGACGGAATTGCAACGCTGCAAGGCGCGGGCGTTAATGCCTACTGGGATTCCTACACGCCCGCAGACGGCTACGGCGTGGATACCTACCGCGAAGAAAAAACGGAGTCGAACATTGTTCGCACGAAAACCTCGAAAGCGCCCTACATTGCGAACGGCAATGCGGGTGACCTTATCGCCACACAATACAGCTAGTCTCTAGTTTGAACTAGATACACAAAGCCCGCGCTTGGAAACAGGCGCGGGTTTTTGCTTGCCAATAACCGCATCCTGTAATAGCTAGTCTGCACCTATGGCAAAAGAAACACCATCAAACGACAGGCAAGTTGACGCACTCAAACGGCAGATTGCTAAACAGGAATCAGAACTAGACACGTTGAAAGGCAAGGCGCTAACGAAGGTCGCAAAGACCGACGATTCGTTCTCTGGATACAGCGGCAAATACAAAGACATTCGCACGGGCGAAATCGTTGCGCTAAAGGTTCTAGACGCGCATGAGGTTCGCTTTCTCCGAACGCACTTAGTCAAAGGCGAAAAGACAAGCGGCGATTACACGGCGGCGGATTTCCGCAGGCTTTTCGACAAGCTCTAGGAATATGGCATCGAAGCTATTCGTGCCGATTCTCGATAACGGAACTGGCATCATAAAGGCGCAATATGTCTATTCCGCTTTAACGGCATTGACGGGACGCGGCATCGCGCTCGCTCGCTTTTCTCAGCCCTACCCAACTAGGATTATGAACATGGCAACGGCCACGTTTCTTTCCAGCGATTGCGATGAAATGCTGATTATAGATTGCGACATCAACTTCACCCGCGAAGATGTGGACAAGTTGCTTTCGCATGACGTTCCGCTTGTGTATGGTCTCTATCCCAAGAAGGCACTTCCTCTGCAATGGTGTGTTGCCACGCTAACCGATGAAAACCCGTTCGGCGGCGACGAGCCGCTAGTTGAAGTCAAACGCGCAGGACGGGGCTTTATGCGCGTGCATCGCAGTGTTTTCGAGCGGATGAAACCGCTGGTGCCGGAGTATCACAACCACGGGCGTCCTGAGTGGCAATTCTGGCATGAAGGGTGCGACAATGACGGAGAATGGCGAAGCGAGGACTGGTGGTTTTGCGACAACTGGCGCAAGTTAGGCGGAAAAGTATTGGTGGATCAAACTATATGCTTGCAACATATAGGCGATTACTCTTATGGTTCGCCTATTCCTAACAACTCCTAACCACATACTCACATGGCAGACCTCGCAGTAACAGCAGCTAACGTCCTTAAATCTTCAAACGGCACTATTGCCGTTTTGACAGCAGCAACCGCAATCACACGCGGGCAATACATCTATACACTCGCCGCAGGAACGGCAGGGCTCGCGGACAGCAACGGCACGACTCCGGCCAATAGCGTAACGGGCGTCGCGCTCGCGGACGTTGCGGCGGGGCAACCCGTGCCATACGTGCCGACAGACACGGCGCTGACTACGGGCTTCACCGCTAGCGCGGCTGGCGTTGTCATCTATCTCAGTAGCGACACGGCAGGCGCGGCGACCGAGACTTACGCCGACTTGGATTCCGGCTCTACGGTGATTGTTCTCGGCAGTATGCTGACCACTACCACGATGAAATTCTCGCCACTTGTCGGCGGCGTCAAGCCGTAAGGCTATGGCCTTGGATTTCAAGGCAGCGTCGTTGCGGGCGTTTAACGCCATGCTTAGTCCGTCTATGTATGGCGACACGCTTACATTCAACGGCAAAATCTATCCGTGCATTGCTCCGCCGATTGAGCACACGAAGCGCATGGCTAACGCGAATTATGAAGAGCAGATGCCCGCAACTTTTCAAATGCTGGCGACTGATTTCACGGCCAGTGAAATTGCGATTAAATCGGTGTTCGCCCATAACGACAGCGCGTTTCAAGTTATAGGAATCAAGCCACAGCGAGACGGCAGCGTTGAACTTCGCGCCAACCTCAAACAATGAAAAAGCCGGGCTTTAGCATTAGTGTTTCAACGATGCGAAAAAAAATCGCAGCGATGAAGCAGATTGCGGCAAGCCAATTTAAGCCGGACGTGATGGACTACACGAAAAAGACGCTGGCGACGGCTTCGCGGATTACTCCCGTTCGTGATTTCTCGGTGATTCGTTCAAATCAAATCCAGAAAAAAGGAAACCAGTTTCAGCGCTGGCGCGAGCAAGGCGGGCGCGGAAAGACTAAAGCGCAATTTCTCGCGGGACGTGCTCCTGCGCGATTCCTTTACCGCGCATCATGGGGGCAGCTTGCGCGTTCGCTCGGCTTGCAGATTCCAGAAAGCCAGCAGGTCAAAAACGCCACGTCGCGACGCGACCCGATAAAAGCACCGCCTCGCGCCTACGGTCAAATACGCGGAGGAAAGCGCACGTTTTCAGTGGCGATGTTCAATCCATTTTTAGCCATACCTTCGCGCTATAAGAAATTCACGGGCGAACAAATCATTGCCGACGCGCAGAAAAAACATGAGCGGCAATTCCGGCGCCAAGTGAACAAAAGGCTAAAGGTAACGCTTTTTGCCATAATGAACAAATGAGCACCGATGAAATCTTCCAGTTTGAAAACAACCTAGAGTCTGCCTTTTGCGGGATTCTCAAAACTGCCACGCCTCACGTTTATCTTTCGCGCATGGTGGACTCGGCGCAATCTCCGCGCCTAGAAATCAAAGCGACAACGGGGCAAACACAGAATCACGCCAAGCTAGCCGTTGACCGCGTGCGCTGGATTTATGACGCATACGACGGCACGATTGAAGTGAAGGTTGTCACGAATCGCACAAGCGAGTCAAAGAGCGATGCACACGCAAAGCTAGTAGGACAGGCGCGGGCGCGTATGCAGCTTTACTACATCACGCAGGAGTGGACTAAGCAGAACTCGCCATTGCTAGTTATGGACGTGCGCGAGGCTAGCTCTGACACTAGCTTTGACGATGAAATGAACCTCGACACTTCTACGTTGACATTTGCAATATATTTCTCTATTAACCCTAACGCTTGGCCGACGAATCTCTAAACCTAACCACTCACTCAAATGGCAATACCGAACCAGATCCTTGATGGCACTCCCGCCTATGGGACAACCACGATCACAATCAACGCAGTCACATACATCGTCAATAAAAAGACGATCACGCCTAACTGGGCATCTACGGAAGATTTCACGGCGGCTGGATTGCCTAACCGTAAGCACTGGACAAAGGGGCGTTACACTTGGCAGGCTGAATTGCAGCTTGCTAGCGGCTCGACAGCGTTTCCTGCTCCGGGCGCGACCTTCACCGATACGCCTCCGAACGAGACTAGCGCCGTAACTTTTGCCGTTACCGTAGTCCCGCAGGAAGAGGACAACACGCCGGGCGGAATCCGCGTCGTGAATGTCACAGCAGAGAGCGGTTCGTCCTTCACCACAGCCTAATAATGTGGCGGGCCAATCTTGCATCCTCGGCTTTGATGAAGCGATAGCGAGCGAAAGGCGCGACCGTTCCAAGGCGTTGCTTGGACTCCCTGAGTTAATTGGCGGCATCGTTTGTATGCCTTTGACTCTTCGCCGCTTTGAGTGGTTGCGTGCGTATGATTCGCCGTTCGTTTGCGGCGGGAAGATAACGGACGCGGCGGTGCTGCAATTCCTTTGGTTCGTTTCGCCGCTATTCCCGTTTGATGCCGTGCAGGAGGGGCGAGACGCTTTCATTGAAACAAACGCGACCTTGGATGTTGTGGCAGCATTGGAGGGCATAGACGCATTTCTCGATGCGGCATTTCTCGATGCTCCTACTGGCTCAACGTGCAAGCCGTATTACTCGCCAACGGCGGGACTGTATCACAGCTTAAACGAAAGCTATCCATCCGGCGAATGGACATTGGAGCGCGTGCTAGATTCGCCGCTGAACGTCATTTATCAGCTAATCAAAGCGGCGGATCGTTCTCGCGGTTGCGTAGTAGTCAATCGCAGAAGCGACGAGATTGCTAGCAAATGGGGCGATGCGCTCGAAACAATCACAAAGCCGGAGAAAACCGTTGTGCGCGAGATTAACCGCAAGCGCAAGCAGGGCTATCTCCTAGTCAGCCAACCGTCACGCAATCGAGACGGCACTTACTCTTTTTCAATGCAGAAACCTAACAACTAAGATGGCCGGAAAAAACGACATACTAGCGACGGCGGGAGTGGATTTGTCAGCGTTTGAAGCTGGCATTGCCAAGCTAACCTCGCGCTTGGATGCCGTGGAGAAAAGCGGAGATAGGGCAGGCAAGGGAATTAAGAAAACCGTAGAAGAGGTTCAGAAACTAAAAAACATCCAAACAGCGCAGGCTTTTTCGTCCGCGCTTTTGGGGATAGCCAGCAACGCAGGAGTCGCGGCGAGCGCCGTATCTGAATTAAATGCGTCCTCTGGAATCGGCGGGTCTTCGCCATTGCTTAAAACATTCTCAGCAATCAGTGATGCCGCCGCAAATATCCCCGGCGCTGTTGGAATTATAGCGTCCGGCGTTAGCGCTGCAACGGCACAAATAGCGCAGAGCTTTACTGTCCTAAACAAGTATCAGGGACTAGCGCGAAAGGATGGAATTTCTACCAAGTCGGCAATAGAGAAAGAAATCGAACTGCAAAAGGAATTTATCGCGGCACAAAATACAGCCTTTGCCGCCGCACATCATTTATTTGGAGCGCAAACAGACAACGAGCGCACGCTTGCGAATATGCGCGAGGCGAACTCTTCTCAGTTCGGACTTCAATCCAAAAAAGAGGTTGCCCTAATTAAAGACAAAACAGCGGGCGCGGCAGAGCGTTTATCGCTGATGCAGGTAGAGCAGGAACGGCAGCAAAATATATCCGATCTGAACGCTGAATTGCAAAATCAGTTTAGCGGCGGCGTGATGGATAAAGATGCGCTAAAAGTGCGCGATGCTGTGCTCAACAAGATTAACGCGGAAGCGGAATCTAAGAAGAAAATACTGGCGGTTGCGGAGACAACAGAGAAATCGGAAACCGACCTTTCAAACATTATCGCTAAGCGTGACGTGACGCTAGGTTCTCAGCTTACAATCATTGAAGCAACAGGCACGGCGGTTGAACGCCAGCTTGCGGAAATCGAAAAGCAGGGACTCGGCCAAACGAAACAAGCGGCAGACTTGCGCGCAGAGTTGAATGAGCAGGTTTTAGCAAAGCAGAATTACTATTACATAAACGGCAAAGACCTAGAGCAGCAAAAGCTAATCACAGCGCAGATTAACGCGCAGGCGGCGGGCAATAAAAAGCTCGCGGCACTAGCTCAGATTCGCGCTCAGTTTGAATTACAGATTGCGGACGCTATTCGCCAAGGCAACGCGCCAAAAGCTAAGGAGCTTGCGAATCAACAAGCGGCGGCAGAGCTAGGCGTTCGGGCGGCAGACATCCGCAAAAATCCACAGCAGAGGGCGCAGGAAGTGAAGGAACAGCAGGCGCAAGGGCTGGCCGAAAGAACTGCAAACGCTAGGGATAAAGACATTAAAGCTAGGGCCGACGCCATTAGGAAATCAAAACGCAAAGACGACCCTTCGCTTTTTAATGAAAAGGAAGGAAGATTCAAAACAGACGATGAGCTATTAGGCCGCACAGATTCAACTAATCGCAAAAGCAAGGCGGACGAAAAAGCGCGTCAGGAATTTGCGGATAGAAACGAAAAGCGCCTTTTGGATGCAGGAAAAGACGCAATCAACAAAGCGAATAACTTCCAAGCGGAGAACTTTATTGCAGGAAAAATAATGAACGCACCATGAGTGTCCCAAATCAAATCAGAGACGGCGACTGGACGGTTGCAACGCAAGACGGCCCGGCTACGTGGTCGCTTCCGTTTCAGTCGAAAGGCGACACGCAGAGCTTTGAATACAAGGCGAAGTTCATGCAATACGCGGCGAATTATACGCCGTTGAAAAACTCACTCGCGCCGTTCAACACGCCACCGACGACGAATCACGAGCAGCTTTCAACGATTACCGTGACACGCGGGGGCGTTCCAGTTACCGCATACCTCATTGACGAAAGCGACACGACGGACGAGGGGTGCGGCATCCTTTCCTTTACGCGCACTTACGCCAGCTTGCCTAGCACGCGCACGGAGCAGAGCACTATTACCTATCCTTTCCAGTTTGTTAGCACGACGCTTTCTTACGATTGGACATCGCCGCCAGTTGCGCCGGAGGTTGCGGAGCTTCCCATCACAGTGAACGCTGATATTGTTTATGAATACAGCCTCACGAAGCCCTCGATTATCTACGCGCCGAAAGTGTTCTCCGTGTTTGGGCGGCTGGTTTATATCGGCTCGCCTACTCCGCTAGGCGCGGGCTACTTTGTCGCGGAAGATTCAGCGATTGAACTTTATCGCGGATTCTTTTACCAGCGCAAGGCGGTTTATGTTAGCTGGTCACAATTTACTTCGCCATAATGGATAAGCTGCCACAAATGGGAGAGGATGCGTTCAAAGATGGATTTCTTTCTAAGCAATTCGGAAACCGCATTATTGACCGCATGAATAGAGATTGGCAGGTTTTCCTGCCTCCCGGCGCGGGCAGCGGGCGCGTTATCGAGAGCGATCTAAACATCTGCCTCGATTTGACAAAGGCGAAACTTGGATGGGACGGCACATGGAATCAGCCGTCACCTCCGCCCTATTTGCCGCCGTGGAATCTTTACCCCACGATGCGCGGCACGCTAGCAATTCCTTTCGGCTACGACAGCGGCACGGGCACTTGGACTTGCACGAACATTAACCACGGGCTAGAGCTTAATTCACCCGTCACGATTGCGCTGACTACGGCAGGCACGGGCACGATGAGCAGCGCGTTTGCGACGGCGACAACCTACTATGCACGCGACATTACAGCCAGCACGCTAAAGCTGGCGGCATCAGCGGGCGGGGCGGCAATCACGGGCGGAACGAACGGAAGCGGCATGACGCTGGTTTATGCGGGGCTAGCGTTGAAGATAAATCCGATTTCTACGTTGATGCGGACGTTCGGGTATCGCGGACAGTGGGTGGACTCCACATGGAAAGACCGGATGACCGTGACCAATTTCACGAACACGTTCATTTTAACAAATTCGGATCATGTGGTTTATACGGAGGTCGCCTATACGAGCGGAGCCATCAGCACCGCTACCGTAAAAAGCGGAGCAAGGTGGGATTCAAATCTAACGTATGCATTGACTGACAATCGCGTCTCAGCGGGTGGAACTTTCACATGGTATCAACTTCTAGGATATTTGAAAATTTCCACAGACCCCGGCGGCGATGGATACGATGTAAAAATAAGCGGGACATGGTATAGGCTCATGTGTCCTACTACCACGCACTTGATGCAGGGATATGTTAGGGGATCAGACGACAGCTCAAACATCGATCCGACTCCTATTGATTTATATGCAATCGTTCCTTGGCATGGATGCGTCTGGCAAGGTTCATAATTGACATATTTTTTCACCTAGCTATAACACTTTAAGCGATGCCTCTCGACCTAATAACCAATACAGCAGACCCGCAACAACGCGGACTAATCGTCAGCATCTTAGAGGGAGGCATCGCCCCTTTTCCCAACTTCACGCGGAATGATACAAGCGTGGCAATTCGTATCTTGCCCGTCGTGCCTTCGACAACAGAGACGCGGGCGTTTGATGTGGATTATGTTGCCGGAGATAGCTACGCGGTAAGCATCGGCGCAGCGAATGAAGCACCAACGGCGGGCACCTTTTCGCTGGAGGTTGACGGCGTGAGCACAGACCTAACCTCGCTCGACTTCGATGTAAGCGCGGAAGACTTGGAAGACCCACTATCGGCGGCAAGCGTAGCGGGCGGTAATCCAGCCGTGACGGTCACGCTTTTGAGCGAGGGCGTCTATCAAGTGGACGGAGCAACGAATGGCGTGCTTCCTACAATCACGGCAGATGCCGCAAACCTAATCCCAGTCTGCTCTGCGGTCGTCACCGTCATCGCAGCGGGAACCGTTTCGACAAAGGGGCAGCAAATCATACGGCTTGTGCAACAGCCCGCAGCCTATGCTACTCCAGCGACCGCGCTCCCCGTTGCCAGCGTAACGGTATCTACTGAACAAGCCGCAAGTTCATCGCTGAATAAAATAATTCGCATTGCGTTCGCCGCTGGCACGTATGGCGGGCTTTATAGTCTCTCCGCGACGGTCAACGGCGTTACGGCGGTGTGCGGCAGCGTTTCGCCCGTGGCGAGCGTTGGCGAGCTTTCTACGGTGCTGGGGCGTCATCCTCAGCTACGCTATAATAGCACGACGGCGGCAGATAACTTTACCGTATCGACAGACGGCGCGGCGTTTCTTGTGGAGTTTATCGGCACTCTCGGCGGGCCATCCGATCCTAGTCTAAGCGCAACGGATATTTCGCTGCTCGCCCCGTTTGGCGCGAGCGGAACGATTTCGCTAAATACGGTCAACATGGCGAAGCTCTTTTGGAGCGAGGGGGTTGATTCGCTCGCGCTTACGCTAACCGTTGTCAGAACGCGGGCAAGCGGCGAGGTTAAGACGATTCTCTCGATTCCCGTTACGGTGCCCGCTGACTTGATTGACGCGGGCGCATTAACCACGCTGGACGGTTACGCGGGCGTTGTTCGCTTCGATGTTGCCCAAAGCCTAACAGCGGGCCAAAAGCTGCAAGCCGTCACAAATCAGGGGTTGAACCTAACCGCCTCACAGTTACTTGGACAAGCGAGCAGTGGAGGAACTGGATTGCCAGTTGCAATCACTCTAGGCACAAACCTAAGTATGAGCGGCACGACGCTGAACGCGGTGGATTCAGCTACGGGCACAGTGACTAGCGTTTCCGTGACAACGGCAAACGGCGTTAGCGGAACGGTGGCAACAGCGACAACCACGCCAGCGATTAGCTTAACGCTTGGCGCAATTACGCCGACTAGCGTGAATGGCGTCACGTTCAGCGGCAGCGGATCGCTAGCCAATAGCGGCACAAGCTCACTTACTGGATTCACGGGCAGCGGCACTAGCAGCGGCACGAACACCGGAGATCAGACCAGCGTGAGCGGAAACGCAGGAACGGCGACGGCGCTTGCTACGGCTCGCAACATTTTCAACATTAGTTTTAACGGCACGTCAAATGTTGCTGGCGATGCAGTGAACACGGGACACTTCGCTAGTATTCCAGGCACTGGCGAGGCGGGCCATTTCATCACTGAGAACGGAACCGTGCCGACACTTATAGCCGGACGCTCGGCTTGGTATTCCAATGGCAGCGGAGTCCCTTCTTTCAAAAATGGAACTGGCACTGCTGTTACGCTTGTGCGTAGTTCCGACTTAGGCACAGGAGTTGCAACTTTCCTCGCCACTCCAAGCTCTGCAAATCTCGCGGCGGCAGTTACGGATGAAACTGGCAGCGGTGCGTTGGTGTTTGGCACTTCCCCAACAATCACCACAGGGATCGTCGCAGGCAGCGCGACAATGGCTTTGCTGAACACCATGGCAACGACCGTGAACGCTTTTGGCGCGGCGGCAAATATTGTGATGGGCGGGGCGAATGCCAGTGGGACAACAACACTCTCACAAGTATATGTGCCGCTCAATTCTCTAACATCCGGCACAGGGCTTTATCTAGCTTCAACCTCTTTAACGTCAGGCAAGCTGCTTGATATTTCAACCACTAGCTTAAATGTAAGCGGTTCAATCGTTGGATTAAACATTGGACTGTCAGGCTCTAACTTTACCTCAGTTGTCACAACCACAGGCGCGGCGATCTCAAATACGCGCACGGGGTCTTTCTCAACTAACAATGCGCTTACGCTGACCGCATCCGGAGGGACAACTAACAATGCGCTGAACATCACGGCGGGCAATTCGCTCTTCCCTAACGGTTCCGCAAGCGCGCCTTCTATCCAATTTGGATCGGATACCGATTGCGGGATATATTACATCGGAACAAATAATTTTGGATTTGCAACTGGCGGAACTTTGCGCTGGCATATTTCCAGCAGTGGTCATTTGTTCTCTGGATCAGGCAACTATGATTACAACATCAGTGCGTCTTTGATCAAAGGCTCAAGCGGATCTGTCTCAACGCCGACATTCACCTTTGGAAGCTCCGGCGACGAAAACACTGGGATGTATCGCGTGGGCGAGGATCAAATCGGTTTCACGGCTGGCGGCACATTGCGCGTCACGGTCAGCACAACTGGCGTTACTATTGCTAACGCTCTCGCCGTCACAGGCGCAACCACGCTGACGGGGCTTCTCACAGCTAACGGCGGAATCACTTTAGGCGATGCGCAGAACATCGCTTTCAACACGACGACCGGAACGAAGATAGGCGCGGCAACAACGCAGAAACTCAGCTTCTGGAATGCGACGCCAATCGTTCAGCCGACAACGGCAGTTGCCAGCGCAACCGTTGCTCACACGGGCGGCGGGACAAATATCAAAACGGACGACACGTTTGACGGCTACACGATTGCACAAGTAGTCAAAGCACTACGAAACGCCGGACTCTTAGCCTAACTCACAACCCACAAACCCATGAAATCACTGTTTGAAATTCAAACCGAATCCGGCCAGCTATGGCTCGACATCAAAGCGCAACTCGACGCGAAGGATGCGGCGTTTGCGGAATTATCAGCCGAGTGCAGCCGACTCGCCGCGCTGCTCGCAGAAGCCTCCGCCGCTTTTGACGAGGGCGACATTGCCAAGCTGACAGCGATGCGCGCTGCTGCGCTGCAAACTGAGAACGAAAAGAAGCTCGCCGCCGCACTTGCTAAAAAGGCAGAGGCGGAAGCGGAGATTGCTGCGCTTACAGAATAAGCCATGACACTTGAAAACGCTTTGCTCATAGCCGTAAGTTCCGTGACAGGCGCGTTATGTTTTCTTGCAAGGATTCTTTGGCATCGCAGCGAGCAATGCGAGTCAGACCGCAAAGAGCTACGAAGTGCAATCGAGTCAGTGCGGGCGCAAGCTGGAGAGAACCACGGTATGCTAATGGCTTACAGAATGTGTCCCGGCAAGCCATGCCCTTTCAAAGAAACCATAAAACCATGAACAACTACAAAACAACCATCGCAGCCATCGCCTATGCACTAGGAAAGTTCCTTCAAACATATCAAGGCGGGCCAGCTTGGATTTATCTTGTCGGACAAGTTCTCGAAACAGCAGCAATCGGCGGCGGCTTTGTTGTCGCCCGTGACGCAATCAAACAACCAAAACAATGAACCCATTTCTTAACGACCCTCGCCGCATCGTCCTAGCTTTCGTCTATGCCGTTTTCGCAATCCTCGCGTGTTTGTATCTCACAAGCTGCTCCGCTATCAAATACCGCGCTGGCGTCACCTATCACGGTGCTACGCTTTCCTATGACGGCAAGGCGATAGTTCTCGGCGTTGACGGCGATAGGCTCGAAAACGACATTCGCGGATACTCAAAATGACACGCGAGGAAATCCAAGACATTCAGCGAAAGATTGACGCCGAGCCGGACGGCTTTTGGGGGCCAAAGTCTATCGCGGCGTGTCAGTCTTATTTGCGCTCGCTCATGCCCGTGCCGAACCCTTGGCCGGAAAGCGACCAGCGCAGTTTGACGGCTTTCTTTGGCGAGGCTGGCGACGAATCGCAGCTTGTCAGCTTGCCTGCGCCGGAATGGATGACTTACGAGGGCGTGAAGGTGAAAACCATTCGCTGCAATCGGCGCGTCGCTGAGTCTTTGGAGCGCGTTCTTATTAAGGTTTCAGAGATTGAAGGGTTCCAGCCGATTGTCTATGACGGATGCTACAATAACCGCCCCATGCGCGGCGGGAGTCTCCCGTCGCTACACGCAAGGGGCGCGGCGATTGACCTCTGCGCCGACACAAACGGCAATCTTACATCTTGGCCAGTTTCGGCAAGGATGCCCTTTGCGGTCATGGAGTGTTTCGCACGTGAAGGATGGCTATCAGCGGGCGCGTTTTGGGGGCGCGATGCAATGCACTTTCAAAGCACGCGGTAAAGCTCAGGATAGTGCTTCCGCGCCCACTCGCGCGCCTCATTCTCGGCAAACTCGACAACCGCCTTAGACGGCAGCGCGCCTAGCGTCATAATGCCGATGCGCTCGTCAACTCGATAGGCGATTTCACGGCGGAGTTGTTCGGGCGTTTCTATCATTTCGTAAGTTCGTTTGCGATTTTTAGCGCGGACAATAGGCGATTGCCGTCCTCTACGGTTATCGGCTGAACAAGCCCGCATCGGCTATCGGTAGCCCGCGATTGATCTGCTGCATACGCTTCCGCTGCCGCCTCAAGTTCGATTAGCGCGTGTTTCAGCGCATCCCGCTCGGCCTTATCTTCTTCCCTAACTATGCTTCCATCTCGCCACATCTCCAGCTCTGCGGTGACTGCGGCGAGCGAGCGTTCGAGGGTGCGGGCGAAGTCGAGATAACGCTGCGCGATTAACCGCTGTGATTCTGGCTCACCTAATGGCCATTGTGAAACCGCGTCAGTGAGCGGAGTTGGTCGTTCGTTTGGTATCATAGTATTTGTTTAGTGATGTATTCCTTGAGAGTTTCCCCTTCTTCACGATCTATCGCCCAAGCTATTGTCAGGATTGCCCACGCGATAAAGCATATCGGGATGGTGATTAGTTTGATGATGTTCATACAATGTTTTGTTTTGAATTGTTCAACTCGGCTAGCTCTTCGGCTTTGACGAGTTCAGCGAAGCGATTAACGGCGCGCTCGTGGTCGTCAATCTCGCTCTTCCCGTCATCACCTTCGGGCAAGTCTCTTTCGATTGCTGCGGCAAGCTCCCGTTCCGCATCAGCAAGCGCACGCCTCGCGGCTTGTAGCTTCGTCGGTTTCGTTGGTTCGATGTTGAATAGTGTGTCTGTTGTCATGGTGTTTTTGGTTTGTTTTTTCTCTAAAATCTGTTCGCACTTCGCGCAATTCGTCTCTTCCTTTTCGACAAGCTCCATTCCGCAATTCTCGCAGCAAGCGGCGGCGATTGTCTCGGCAAGGTCGGCGTCAAGTGCGCGGTCGGCGTGGTATTCGTATCGGCGTTGTGCGGTCATTTGGTTTGGTTGTGTTTCTCAATTTCCTTAAACATCATATCAATTCCGGCGCGAATTGACGGCCATTCATTTTGTTCAAGACTGATTTCGCCCTTTTCGCTTTCATCATTGCATTGGGTTATTTTCAGATACTCGCCAGCGGCATCGTCGGAAATCGCGATTGTCGTTGCGGTTTCACAGAAGATTTTTTCTCCCTCTGGTAGTATCATAATGCTCATGGTTCGTTGGATGTATTTCATGGTTTTTGATTTTCTAGTTCTCTGACTTTCCTTTCAAGTGCTTCAAGTCTCACGAAAACCGATGCGCGGCGTTCAAGTTCAATCAGGTCGCAAATCAGGCGCGATGCGGACGAGTCGCGTTTGCGAGCCTCGGCTTGCGTCCACGCGAGCAAATCGGCGGGCATTGATACTGAGGTTTTTGTCATATCATTCCTTCGCTGAGTATTCGCCATGCGAGAGCGGCGCATTGCGGCACTTGTCCGTTTCCAGTGGCTTTAAGTCTGTCCACCCTAGAGGCCACCCCATAAGCCACTCTACCCACGGCGGGTTCAGCGATCCACCATTTGCATCCGGCTTCACCGCTGTTGACAATCCAATTTGCTTGCCAATTTCTATCCGTCTCTTTACGGCGCTGTCGCTCATGTTCCCGCGATCCCGATTGTCTGACGCTTGCGGTGTCGGCCAGGTTTTCATCCGCGCAGGGCGCAATGTCCCCTCCGCCATTCCCTCCGCCATTCCCTCCGCCAATACTCCCGCGTCCACTAGCTCCCGCAGTTGCAATATCGCACCCTCCGATCTCCATCCGTTCACTGTTGGCGTCGGCCATTGTCTCCTCCCCACTACTGTTTCCAGATTCGGAAACCTGTCCGCCCATGCTGATTCCGGCGTTATCGTCGCGGACATAGCGGAGCAACTTCGGGGAGTCGGCCAAGTATCCAAGTATCCAGATTCGCTCCCGCTTGTGAGGGGCCCCGGAATCGCAAGCTCCAAGCACACACCATTTCGCATCATACCCCATCGCGGCCAAGTCTCTAAGGACGACTCCAAGTCCTCGAATAGTGAGCATTGGCGAGTTTTCCACGAACACGTAACGGGGTCTAACTTCGCAAACCACTCTTGCCATTTCTCCCCATAATCCGCTTCGCTCTCCGCTGATACCAGCTCCTTTTCCTGCACTTGAAATGTCTTGGCAAGGAAATCCGCCCGCGACGACTTCGACAAGTCCTCTCCACGGCTTTCCGTCGAATGTTTTAACATCGTCAAAGATGGGAAACCAAGGAAGGAAACCGTCTTTTTGCCGTGCGTGTAGGACTTGCTGGCAATAGGGTTCGATTTCGACAGCGCAGACGGGTTGGTGTCCGAGTAGTATGTCGGCAAGTATCCCGCCGCCAGCCCCCGCAAAAAGGTGGAGAGTTCTGAGTCTGTGCAATTTACTGGTGTGTTCATAATTCATATCGCTGGTTTCTCTCTGAATGACTCCCATTCGCAAGGGATGATCCCGCCGTGTTCGTTCAGCCGGGAGATAATGGAGGGGCTTGTAGCCTTGGAAAACTCGATTGCGGATTGGTTGCTGATTAAAAGCGTGTCCTTTTTCGCGGCGTAGCGTGCGTCTAGTATGTCGGACAGTATGCGGTCTTTGTGTCTGCTATCGTCGGCTACTTCGTGGAGTTCGTCTATGATGAGCAGGTCAAGCGCGTGCGTTAGAAACTCCTTATACGCCTCTAGTCTCGCCATATCGGTTGTGCCAAAATCACCGTAGAACGCCTTGAGCTTTGCGACTATCGTTGTGAGTTTTGTGTAGTGAAACCATGAGCACTTCGCCGTGCCATGCTCTGCCCAAAGCCGATCAATGACGTATTGCGCGGCAATCTGAGTTTTACCAATGCCTCTTTGACCTATCATCGCGGCGATTGCGCCCTTTCCGCATAGCATATTGGTCAATGCCGCCAGTGTGCGCTTTTGAAGCACACAGCGCCCGTCTGCGCCGTCCATTAGGCCATCGGCGCGATAACGGCACTCAAAGCCAAATCTTTTTAGCTGCGGGGCGATGTATGCTTTAAAGTCGTAGGCGTGGCGCTCGGCTTCGGTCGCTGGCTTTATTTCGGCCAACAGTCTTTCAACCGCCTCGACGATTCCAAGTTCTCCCGTGTGTTTTGGGGTGTCGGTCATATTGTGATGATTTTCCCCACAATGGTTTCGGGATATTCGCCCGATCTACGGTTCTGAGGGCTTCCGGCCTTTTGACTTGGGAAGAATCCGCCGCGTTGCCAAGTTCGCATCGCCGCTTTCCAATCCTTCACGGGCTTTCCGTTTGCCGTAAATCCGTTTGAAAGCCAGCCGTCAAACTTGAACGCGCCGTCATTCTTGGTAAGCCCTAGCTCTACTGCATACGCTTCAACTTCCTGCTGAGTCGGCTTTTTAGAAACAATAGAAGGCGAAGCCGCTTCTTGTTTTTTGGAAATGGAATCAGGAATAGGAGACGGAGACGGAGACGGAGACGGAGACGGAGACGGAGACGGAGACGGAGACGGAGACGGAGACGGAGACGGAGACGGAGACGGAGACGGAGACGGAGAGTTGCTATTCGGTTGAGCCTTTGGTTGCCCACTCGGTTGAACCGTGGTTGAACCGTGGTTGAACCGAGCCTTGGCGGAAGCCTTGCCTTTGGCCGATTGTCCGGCGCGATACAAACGCTGCTTTTCTCTTTCAATTTCCATGCGCTCGTTTCTCAGCTTGCCGTCAGGACACAAAGCAAACTTGTGAGTGATTGCGTTGATCTCGTTTTGCCCGCACCTTGCCAAGTCTGACAACTTAGCGGTGTCGTTCGGAAGAAAGCCCAAATCCCACTGATAGCAAAGTAGTCGAATATACGCGCCCACTTCAACGCATGAAAACAGGGCCGTGCCGCCAAGAAAGTTGTCGGGATAGAATTGAAACGCGGGAGGCTTCATTTTTCTTCCAGCCTCCAAACCCTAACCTTGCTTCCCTCTGCGCGCTGAGTCATGCGCCATTTATTGTATCTGCCGTAATTGACAAGACACCTTGCGGTTTCAGCGTCCACCAAAACAGAGAATCCCGGCTTAATGCTTTTAAGCGTATCATCAAGTCTGCGAACGTGAATCCGCTCAGGTGGCGGAGGAATGTTTTTATTCATGCGGTGATTATTCATATTATTCTATATTTGTCAATGTTTATTATTATGAAGGCGTGAAAATACGTGTCTCATTTTGTTTTTACTGCGCTACTTGCGCGCTGGTATCAGCGGCAAAGATTCGTCCGCTAAGGTTTGTTTCCACCGCTCGACTTCCTTCGCGGCAATCGTGATTTCGTGGAGTTGCGCCGTGCCAGCGTTAAGGCGGGCAAGGCGAGTGCGCGCAAGGCCAAGCATCATCTTGGCGTGGCTTTCGCGCCGGGGGCGTGGTGTTTTGGTTTTCATTAGTTCGTAAAAAGGTGTCCCCATCCTCCGCAATCGCGGTTTCTGCTACCGAGGACTTTACCCACCACTAAATGAACAATCCCAAGTAAGGATAGGCTTTAATAGCAGACTCGGCAGGACTAGGTTTAGTCAGGGACGTTAAATTATGGGTAGGTTATCGTGATTTGCGTGTGCTCTTCCTCGCCTTTCGCGGCTTTGCGTTGCGCGGTTTCGAGCGTGATTTTGTCGTGCTCATCTCCCGCAACAAGGCCGATGCGTCGGCAACAGTCGAGCAACCATTTAACGCTAACATTATCGGGATCGATAAGGCGTTTTCGGACAGAGATAAACTTGAAATGAACTCTTCCAGATGCTTCTTTTTTTCCTTTGCTCGCTGCCAATGGTTCATCGCAAGCAGCGCGTTCCAGCTTGGCAATCTGCCCATCACTTTGAATGTAAGGTTTTCCGTAGTCTTGTTCATTTGCGGCGATTAGTGATTGAGATGCGTGAGGAAAAAGGCGGCGGATTGTGTGCGGGTTCATACTGCGCGCCACACGGTTGCCTTCTTGCCGCTATCGTTCGTCCGCGTCTCTCCCGTGTCGGCAATCTTGCCAAGCGCGAGCAATTCAGTCAGGCGAGGTCGGATTGACAAAAGCGACTTGCCAACTTCCGCCGCGCACTCGTCAGCGGTCAGGTCTTCATGAAACAGAACGTCTAGCACCTTTTGCCGCAACGTGGGCGCTTTCTCGCGCATCGAATCAGCAGCCGCCTTGGATGTGCCGCCGCGCTTGTAGCCGGGGGCGCTAGGGTATCGCGCAAAGTCTAGTTCGGGATGGTTCATTTGGTTTTCTTGTTCGCGGGCTGTTGAATCGTGCTAAAATCTACTTTCGCCATTCCGCGTTTTTCGAGGAAGTTGTCTAGTGCGATGTTCACCGCAACCGTCCCGCACTTGCGGTCAAATCGAGGATGCCCGCCTAGTCCGCTTTCGATGTATTCAGTGCCGTTGCGTTTCATTTGATTCTCCTTTCCCATCTGTCTTTCCTCGCGCCTTTGTTTCCAAAGATTGCATCGAGGAAATAGTTGTCAGTCTCTTTGCGCTTGCGTCCCGCCGTGCGGTGAGACGCTGCGCTGCCTGTGGTTCTCTCTTGGCGTGGTTTGGCTGGTTTTAGGATGCTCATGGTGTTTTATTTGAAAGATTCCCGCCGCTTATAAAAGCGCGGGTTGTGCGATTTGCCTATTCCATTCCGGCAATGGTTTCGCGTGTTTCCTGCTATTGCAAGGCTGGCAAGAAATACAGAGATTTTCTATGCTATGCGCTCCGCCCCTTGCGAGCGGCTGAATGTGATCCATGTGAGCCTTATTTCCCGCTACGCGCTTATTACACCAGTAACACTTTACGCGCTTGGCGGCTCTCCATTGCTTTTCCCATACGTAAATCGCCCTCGGATCAACTATGGTCGCGGCGACTTTTCTTGCACGCCTTATATGCCTATTTGCGCTTTGTGTGGCACGCCCAGATGAAGTATGTCGGTATTTTCTGTAGTAAGCCGCTCTTTTATCACGATTAAGAAATAGGTATAATGCAGAGCCTTCCTTAATTTTTTGCTTATTAAGCTCTTTGTATTTTCTATCGCTTTCTTTTTTGCGAGCCTTATTTCTTGCTCGATAGTCAGCGTTCCATGCTTTTATTGCGTCTTTATTCTTGGCTCTGTATTCCTTCTTGTATGCATTCTTTCTGGCCCTCTGCTCAGTTGTAAAAACTCGCTTTTTCTTTTCTATGGGCTGATTTTCGCTAGTAATCATTTTGCTCCCTTCCGCTTTGCGGCAAGCGCAGCACGAGCCTTCACAATGCTCTTTCCAAGCGCGGCCTTGCGCTTCTCGGTCATCGTCTTGCCTCCCTTGGAACTGAATTGCTTGTGTGTCATTTACGCCAATTTATTGAAAGCGGCTTCAATGTCAATAATCTATTCTATAAAAAATTCCGCGCCGCCGATACGCTCGCCCGTGTTCACAGACGCTACACTGCGCACCGCTTCGCCCCTTTCAATGTCCATCGAAAATTTCCAATGGCAGGACTCGGCAAGTGGATGCACGGCGGGAAAGTGGTTAGGTTACGCAAAGAGTGAAGCCGCCGCGCCTAGTCCGGCGATGAACGGGGCAAATGGAATAGCAAATGGGATGTCGTCCGGTGCAACGTCAAGGTCGGCATCTTTCGGCGGTTTCGGCGCAGACTTTGGCGCGGATTTCGGCGCGTCCTTTGCCTCTTCTTGTGTCGCCGCGTGCCTCGATTCCGATTGCAGAGAAACATAATCCTTCACCACGTTCTTTGCGGCAAAGTTCCCGTTCGCAGGATCAATCCCGATTTTCACAAATAGCTCTTTGCCTTCGCAATCGTCGGCTGAAAGCGTTCCAGCCTCGTATTTATCCATGTTCCCCGTTGCCTCCGCGAAGTGAAACAGTTTGTGCGCCATTGCTTCCATGAGGTAGTCGGTCACGATTCGATGCGAGCCGTCATCGGAATACACCTTGAGCTTTATTTCAATCATTTCGTTCCCGCTTTTCGACGTTTTATCAACGGCTGATTCTACGGTTGCGGGATACGGTTCTTTGCGCGCTGGCAATAAAAGCCGCTCGTTTTCCTGTTGAAGTTCCTTTACTGTTTTTGGAGTGAATTGCATGGTTGTTTTTGGTTAGTTTAGTTGGTGATTTTCTTGTTGAGCCAAGCGAGCGTCTTTGCCGCTTGATCTTCGTTCAGTTCTGAAATGCTTTCGGCATTAGCCTTCGTGAGTAGTTTTTCAAACTCGCCCTCCGCGAGCTTCACCACGTCCAAGAGGCGCGTGATTTCCGCTACCTGCTCCGCGCTGGCGAGCACGATAGGCTTGCTCTCGGCTTCAATGAAGTCCTTGCCGTAGCGCGATGCGAAGTCAGCGTATTCAAGCGGGAATGTATCGGACTCTGGAAATCCAATGAGGCGAGACTTACGAACGATTGCGACACGTTGCGGCCCGCGCTTTTGAAGGTGCAATGTCAAATCCAACTCGTAAATGAGCTTGTCGAAAATGTCCGGCAGCTTGCCGATTTCTTCGCGCTGCCCGCTCTTTGGATTCAGCCCCCATTCGTTTGTTTCGTGGGCGACAAAAAGCACGTTCATATCTAGGCGCATTGCCCATGAAATCATCCGGCGCATATTGGCGACGGCTGGTTTCTTGGATGCTCCAAAGGCGTCTTTATCACCAAGGCGCTCCGCTTCGTTTGCGATGCACGTTTGATATAGCTTCGTGACGCTATCAATGATGAGCGTGCGGTAGTCGTGCTTTTCCGTGGCGAGCGCCTGCATCTGTCCGATCACCGTGTCAAAGTCTAAGGTGCCTTCATTTGGCCCCATATAGACGCCGCCAGCGTTCGCCAGCCGCTTTTGATAGTGCGCGAGGTCTGCGCCTCCCTCCGTGTCAATGTAGTAGGGCTTGGGGAAGGACAGTGCAAACCATGTTTTCCCGACGCCGCTAGGCCCGAAGAGAAGTTGTTTGATGTGTCCGGGCGGTGTTTCGCCGGGTGTTTTTGCTTTAAGTTTTGTCATTGGTATTCTTTGTTATTGGTTTGTTTGTTCAGGGGTGAAAGGTTTCGGCTCATCATCGGCGCGAAGTAGTTCCGCATTGTCAAAGCACGCTTTCATTGACACGCGGCCAAGGGTGAACGCGGTGATGAAGTCTGCGCGAGTTGTAGTCTGACGCCTTTCGTATGGAATCGCGCCCCATACTTCGAGTGCGGCTTTTTCGTGGTTATTTTCGCTCATTGGTTTGGTTTGGTGTTTTGTTAGTTCATTTGTTAAAGCAAGGAGCGCGGCGAGAATCGAACTCGCAAAGAAGCCGGTGTAATTATCCGTCCCGAAGCCATACCGTTTGGCTTTGCTGTAACGGCGTATTGTTTCCACGCGCTCATATTATTAAATCAAGCTGGCAAAAGCGAGTGCCGCGATAATCAGCGCGATGACAAAGCAAAGCGCAGAGCGGTGGAATTGCGAGGCACGCCATGAGGCTAGGTTGTCGGCGGCTTCTTCGTGTAGTTCTTCGATGGTTTTCATTTGGATTTTGATAGCTTTGCGACCGCGTCACGATACTGGCGCACCCTCGCCGTGGTGATTGTTGCCTTGCCGGATTCCATCAGCGAAACGTAGCCGTGGGAGACGCGAAGGGCGGTCTTTACGGCGGTCAGCGAAAGGCCAGCGTCTTTGCGGAGTTTCTTTAGCCGCTTGCCAATCGTGGCAGGGTTTGGCACTAGGCCGGAGCCTAAGCATTTTGAGCATTTTATGTTGTCGGGTTTCATTCGTGATTTGATTGACTGTTTGAAGTTGTAGCTAGTTACTAAAAGGTTGCAAGGAAAAAGTGAAAGAATCTGATTTTACCTACGGCGCGAGAGGTTCAACTTCACGGCCTCATTGCCAAAAAGAAGGAGCGATTCAAGCTGCTCGCGGCTTTTGTCGGCGTATTCATCGCGCACTGGCAAAAGGCTATCGCCGTCAAGTTCCCGCCAATCGGGTTTCGCGGGCTTAGTCTTTGGTTTCTGGACTGGACGCGCTGGCGGGGGCGTAGCGTTCGCGGATTGACCGCAAGATAGGCCGACGACATAGCCAAAATACCAGTTGGCGGCGGATGATGTGACGATGAGGATGCAGAGTA